CCTTAAGGCCAGAGATATAGAGCATGATCTTGATGTAGGTGATTACTTCTATACCATGAATGACAGATTTATGATAGGCAAACAGGAGTTTATCAACCCTACCTTTGCTGCTACCTATCATATCATGGATAAAAAGATAATCTATGCTACGGGCATAGGAGGATGGAAAGTAAAGACAAAAGATAAAGCACCCCTTATTGCTAGAATGTGGCGTAATTGGAATAGTGATGACAGTAGCCAGAACAATAATTATGAATGGATACCGCGAATATTAGTAAAGTCCTATGGCACTCAGGCCGATGATGATGGCAGCAACAGAGCATGGAGTTGGGAGGGAACAAGCCAGACGAACATACCAACGGCATTGATGAGTGGTTATGGTGATGTAACACAAGATGAGTTAGAATTTACGGGTGCTGATGGCCTCTTTCAGACATACTATGGTAAGTGGATCAAGATAATAGAAAAGGGCGTTCAGGTGACTGCTATGTTCAAGCTTCAGCTTCAGGACTTGAGTGAACTGAATCTCAAGAAGCCCATCTTCATAGATAAGCCCTCAGACCTGCATGGGTATTATGTTATCAATAAGATCATAGACTATTCACCATCTAAGCGGGGATTAACAAAGGTTGAGTTGGTTAAAATTGAGAATCTAGGTACAGCAACGCTTGATACTACGAGGGTAGGAACGACAAAGCCTGCTAAAGACTTCGGTGAGGTCGATGATAGTAGGGGCAGCCTGCATATCATTAACCCCTTTCATGGTGGTAGTGGTGGCAAATTAGATGATGATGACATCTTAGTGGGCAACGATTATTCTAACCCATCTCTTGTCCTTGATAATGGCAGCGGTAACATGGCCTATGCTGGTAGTGGAAGCTTCGTTGTTGGTAGTGGTAACATCAGCAGGGGTGACAACCAGACGATATTAGGAAGTTTCAATACGGCAAATGTTACAGACCTCTTTCAGATAGGAACGGGAACGAGTGATACAGACAGGGTAACGGCATTAAAGATAGATAAAGATGGCGTTCTTCAGGAATATGGCGGTACTGTTCAGATAATAGTTGATGATGTTGTTATGGATGTATTGATGGAGGATGAGGAGAATGAGAGATATATAAAAGTTTTTAAATCAGAATAAAATGGCAAAAGAAGTATTATTTTTTGATGTTAAAATGGAGGGGTCAAGTAAGTTAATTAAAGACCTTACGGCAGTAGAGAGCCAGCTTAAAAACATATCAAAGGCAAAAAACCTAGATGCAAAAGAAACACAAAAACTAAAGCAACTAGAATTAGGTCTTAAAGCAGAAAAGAAAAGGCTTACAACAGAATTAAGAAAACAAGAAAGAGCATTTAATGCTAACAAAAATGCAGTAAAAGCAGCATCAGGAAGTTATGAGCAACTAACAGAAAGGAATAAGGCTTTAGTGGTTCAATTAAAACGCATCGCTGATCCATTAGGAAAAGGTAAAAAGAAGTTTAATGAACTATCACGAGAGATAAATGGCAATACCGATAAGCTGAAGAAGATGGATGCAGCTATGGGGAGATCACATAGAAATGTCGGTAACTATGGTGGTGCAATAAAAGAAGTGGGTGCGAAGATAGGGAAGTTTGCTGCTGCTATTGGTGCAGCCTTTATTGCTATGAGGGGGCTTGTTAATGTTGCTAAAGAATCTATAGACCTTTTCGATAAACAAGTAAGGGCAGAAGTATCTCTTGAGGTGGCACTAGGCAAAACATCAAAGGCACTATTAGACCAAGCAAGTGCATTACAAAAAATAACAAGGTTTGGCGATGAGGCAACTATTCAGGGTCAGGCATTTCTTGCTCAGATGGGATTAGAGGAAGATGCCATTTTAAAGCTTACCCCTGCAATTCTTGATATGGCACAAGCCAAAGGCATGGATTTAAGTAGTGCTTTTGATTTAGTTGCTAAGTCTGTGGGAAGTAGTACAAATGCATTGTCAAGGTATGGTATAGAGATAACAGGCGTAGCAGGTAGCACAGAAAGAGTTGATAATACATTAGCAGCGTTAAATGAAAAGTTTGAGGGTCAATCCGAAGCAGCAACGGCAGGGGCAGGGAAGCTTGTGCAGTTAGATAATGCTATGGGTGATCTAAAAGAAACACTAGGAGAAATAATTGTTGATGGCATAGAGCCTTTTGTTGATATCGCTTTTGTTTTTGTTACTGCATTAGATAAACTTATTGAGGGTTCTGATGACTATGCTGAATCCTTAGACGAAGTAAATAAGCAAAGCGTAAAGCTTACTGAAGAACAATTAAAGGCTTTCAGTAAATTAACGGTCTTTCAGGAGGAACTAACCAAAGCACAAAAGGAAGCATCTAGTCAAGGAAGAATATTAACACAAGAAGAAATTAAAGATGTTAATACTAAAACTGAAGCAATAGTAAAAGCTGAAGAAGAAGAACGAAAGGAAAAGAAAAAGACCACTAAAGTTGATGATAAAGAAAGAAAGAAACAGAAAAAAGAATTAGACAAGTGGCTTGATGATGTTTTTAATTTAAAGCTAGAACACCAAAAGCAAAAAATTGATAGTGAGCAAGCTTATTGGGATGCGATAAGGCAAAACAGAGATTTAGCTTTTGAAGAAGAACTAAATGCTTTTTTTGAAAAAGAAGCACAACGGCAGGCAATAACAACAGAACGAGAAAAAGATATATTAAATCAAAAAAAACAGTTAGAACAACAAACACAAGATGCAGTTTTTGGTATTGTAAGCAATGGGATAACGAATAGAACAAAAGCAGAACTTGATGGATTAAAACTACAACGAGATCAGGGTATAATATCAGAGCAACAGTTTGAGGTACAATCTTTAGCAGCAAAAAAGGCAGCCTTTAGGAAACAGAAAGCCTTAAACATTGCAGAAATAGGAATGAACCTTGCTCTTGAGTTGAGTGCCATAGCCCGTAATGCTGCACTAAACCCTGCAAATGCAGTAACAGGGGGTATTGCTGGACTAACACAATTAGCAACGCTTCAGGCTTTAGCAGTAGCTAGGGCAGGTTTAAATTCAGCTTTGGTATTATCACAGAAATTTGCTAAAGGAGGCCTTGTTGGTGGTGGTATGTTTGAGGGTAAGAGCCATGCTGAGGGTGGTGTTAAGTTCAGTTCGGGGGGAAGAATACATGAAGCTGAGGGAGGGGAAAGTATAATTAATAAGAGATCAACGGCAATGTTTAAACCTTTGCTAAGTGCTATCAATACCGCAGGGGGAGGTAAGAAGTTTGCTCTAGGTGGTATCACTCCCGATGCGCAGCTTATGTCTAGTGCATTAACGGAATCAGGGATAGGGGCAGAGGTAGCAAAACAAATAAGAGATATTAAAGTTATTAATGTAGTAAGTGAAACTACGGCACAACAAAATAGCATATCGAATGTCGAAAGTGAAGCAATTTTTTGAGGGTGCAGTCAATCTCATCCTATACTATTACATGCCTAAAGTAAAAGATGAAAGGTATGAAAGGAGGATGGCAGTTTGTTTTAAGTGTAGAGAGCGGAGAACAAGTTTCTTTCTCAATCTGTTTGGTTTATCAAAACACGGGGATATCTGTGGACAATGTGGTTGTCTTATACATAAAAAGTGCAGATTGTTATTTGAGGAATGTCCACTAAAGAAATGGAGATAGACGAATTTGAATATCTTGAGGTAAAAGATGCTGTCAGGAAAGTGCAGAACAGTCTTTTTATGCCCGACAAAGATAGCCTGATACGGTTGCTACAGTTCTATAAGAAGATGAACCCCCGTAATGGTGTATGCTTCACGTGTTCAGGAGATAGAGCTAAGATTTTAAAATATGCAGTTAAATTCATTGAGCAATGGCAAATAAACCAATAAAGAAAACAGTAATGGACAGGTTCAACAGACAGATCATCGCTGACTATAAAAAGGTATATGAGGATAATGCCAACCTTGAAAACTTTGTCTATTACCTTATTAAAAGGGGGTTGATACCGACAGAGAGGGCAAGGAACTATGCCATCGTCAGAGATTACCAGAAATATACCTTAGATACTTCAGGCACGAAGACAGACTTCTGTTATACTATGGAAAAGGATTATAAGCTATCTGAGAGCCAGATATATAATATAATATCAAGAAACCTGCCCATCTTCTTCCTTGAGAAGCACATCGACTATTCTTTGGAGTAACTATTTTCATTTTATTTGTAAAGTTGCATATACTTTTATTAAAGTCTGACGTATTATTACGTCATGAACACTACAAAAACTGATACTTGGTACAACTTAGCTTATCAGAATGAAACCCTACAAGTTGATGTCTTCGGAGATATTGGTGATTGGGGCGTTAGTGCAGAGTACTTCATAGGAGAATTAAGAAACGCAAATGGTAAAGACTTAGTTCTTAATATTTCTTCGCTTGGAGGTTCTGTTAATGATGCCTTACAGATTCATGACTTTCTGGCTACATATAGTGGTAAGGTAACGGCAAAGATAACAGGACTAACGGCATCAAGTGCTACCATCATAGCAATGGGTGCTAAAGAGGTGCTGATGTCTGAAAATGCTCTTTTCCTGATACACAATGTATGGAATCCCATGACGGGAGGCAATGCCGATGACCTACAATCTGAAGTTGATTCATTGAGGAAGATAGACGAACTGCTGATAAATATCTACAGGAAGAAAACTAAGAGGGCAGCAAGCACCATAAGAAAACTGATGGAAGAAGAAAAGTGGTTGGATGCAGAGGAAGCCCTTAACTTAGGATTTATCGATAAGACATATATACCAAGCAAAGACATTATAAATAAAGTTATTCTGAACAAAATTGATGAGGATAACTTACCAGCATTACCTGATAGTGTTATAGGTAATTTTATTATTAATCAAAATCAAGACAAAATGACTTTAGACAAAATCAATGAAAAGATAGATGTCGTAATCAATAAGATCGAAAACCTATTTACGAAAGAAGATGAAGTGGTTGATACCCTGAACAAAGCAGAGGTTGAAGCAACTTTAGAGGCTGAACTAAATTCGCTTAAAGAACTTTATGATTGGCAACTAAATGAGCAGTCTGAAACGATTAATTCTAAGAACTCAGAAATTGAGAACTTAAAATTAAACTTTGAAGAAAGCTTAAAGGAATTGAATGAGAAGATCGAGAAACTTTCTGCTAATGAAACGGTGGTAGTGAAAGAGGAGGATGCTCCTTTAGAAGAGAAAGTGGAAGAAAACAACCCATTCGATGGTCTGGCTGAGAAGCTAAGATGGTAATATTATTTTTAAACTTAAAAATTTGTAATAATGGCAAATGCATTAACAACAAGCTTTAGTCATACGTACGCAGGAAAAGAGTTACTTACAGAGATTTTCTATGCGCCAGCAGTAACAAGCGGCCAGAACCCCTTTGAGTTGCACCGAGTAATGTCAGACGTGAAGACTAAGCAGAATATATATACGGTAGGAAGCCTTACCAATATTATTCAAAGTGACACGGGGTGCGGTTTTTCGGCATCAGGCACAGTGGCTATCACTGACAAAGTAATCGATCCACAAAGACTCAAAATAAATGTAGAGCAATGCGAGGACGCGTTCACTCAGACCATCTTCGCTGAAGCGCAGAAGTCAGGAGTTGATAGAGCTGATATTACAGGCACTATCATATCTGATATGGTTATCAATGCAGTTTCAAGAGGAATGAGGGATGATTTGATAAAAGCGGCTTGGTTCTCCGATGCAGCTTCAAGTCACGCCATGTATGGCAACTTCGAGGGTTTCTTCGAAAGGATTTTAGGCGGTTCAGGTTATTTACTTGACCTTAACAGTTCAGCCACCTATGAGGCAGCGGATGCCCTTGCAACTGACGGAGCATATGCGGCATTTAAAAACCTTTACGAAAACATGCCAGCGGCAATGCGTTCAATTAAAGGTGATTTAGTCGCATACGTTACATCTTCAGTTTATGACAATCTTTTATCTACATTGGAGGCTAGTGGTACTGATTCAGGACTACAAAGAATCCAAGATGGTGTTTCTCAATTGAAATTCAGAGGGATTCCTGTCGTAGACATGAGCTTGTGGGATGCTTCACTTGCTGATACATCTGCTAATCCTAATAGTGCAGCTATTGGTAGCAACGCAATCGTAATCAGCACGCCCGATAATTTCGTGGTTGGCACAGATATTACGGATGTAAATTCCGAATTATCAGTTTGGTACGAGAAAAAAGACGAGAAATATTACATCTCATCTAAATTTTTGTTCGGTACGCAGGTTGTATTTGACGAGTTAGTTTGTGCAGCATACTAGTAAATAAAGGGAGGGCTTCGGTTCTCCCTATTTTTAAATATTAAATTTAGATAAAATGAGTTTATCAGGAGGAATTGCACTAACATGTGCAGATTATAACAGAAGAGGCGGTGGCAAAGGTCACGTTTGGATAACAGACGTTACCAATATCACTTCTTTCACTGCTGGTTCAAGTCATGATTTTAATGCTGTAGTCGTTGCTTCAGGTACTTTTTACAAGTATCAGTACGAAGATTTTACTTTAGCCCTTACGAGTGAGGGGTCGAAAGAGAACGGGAGCACAGTTATAACCCATTCCATTGAGTTTACTATTCCTAAAATGAAAAAGGAAAAGGCAGCTAAACTTCAGGAGTTGGTGACGCTATGTCGGGCAGTAGTCGTTTTTGAGGATATGAACGATTCTTATTGGGTGCTAGGCTGGGATTCCATTTTGGAGGAGCAGGCAGCACTTACAATGACAGTCGATCAGGTCATCGGAGCGGGTTTGCAAGACAGCAATCATTACGTGATCAAGGGAACTTCAGTTTCAGCCGAATTGCTACGTGAGTATGCTGGCGATGTGACCGATGCAACCGATTTCGAACAGTAGAGATTAATTAGCTTAAAAGGGGTCTTTGCCCTTTTTAGGCTTTTTTTATATAGATCATGGCAACGAGAGGAAAAAAACGTATTAATGCAGTCGGTCTGGCAGTACAACAACCCAAGATACCTGTAGAAAGTGATAAGAGAAAAGACTTCAGAGGGGAGTGGGTACAATTCTTTAAAGATGATAGCAACACATTCCCTAATGACTGTGCAAAGAGGGCTAAGAGGTCAAGCACCCACAACGCCTTAATAGAATCAAAGGTAGGATATATATCAGGTGAGGGCTTTACGGCACGCAGAGGCTCTGAAATCATTGAATTAAGCAAAGAAAAGAACCTATCTGACTATATAGATAGTGTAAACAATCATGAGGAGAGCCTTATCGATGTATACACCAAATGTGCTAGGGATCTGGTCACTACGGGAAACTTTGCCGTTGAGGTGGTAAGGAGTGGCGGTCAGCAGTTCATCTTCCATAAAGATATAACTACGGTGAGGCTTGAAAAGGCTGATGCCGATAACAGAATCAACAACGTATATATCTCTCCCGATTGGTCGATGATAAAGAAGAATGCTAGGGCAGGGCAAGAGGAGAAGATAACGGTAGTGCCAGCATATAGGTATGGCACAAAAGAAGATAACAGTATCTATTACTGCAAGTCTTATACACCTGAACATTTTTACTATGGCACGCCTGACTTCATAGGTGCTAACCTTTGGATAGACATAGAATACAGAATACCTAAGTATAATTTAGATAAATTCGACAACCACTTCGCAGTCGGTGCTATCGTTGACCTGTTCGGCACTGAGCCACCATCGGGATATACGGCTCAAGAATATGTCGACGAGATCGTTAATAAATTTACGGGCGAGGGCAACAACAATAAAGTATTGTTTCAGATGTTGGATTCTCAGGAGCAGAAGTCAAGCGTTCAGATTCTTGATAACATCAGGGAGGGTGACTTTGAGAAATTGCATAACCTTGCCGTTCAGAACATCATAACGGCACATAGGTTTACTCCTAGTCTTGCAGGCATATCAACGGCAGGGAAGCTTGGAAGCACCCAACAAGTGCAAAGCGAGTTCGAGATAATCAACAACACCGTTATCCGACCATATAAAAACAAATTACTGAGGGTATTCAATACCTTAATTAAAGAGGCAGGCTTTGATGTGAAATTAGATGTTCATACCTCATCGCCTGTAAGCGTTACTTCACTTATTCAACCCTCTGAGGTGATGACAATAAATGAGCAAAGACAATTATTAGGTCTAGAACCTATTGAGGGAAAAGACGTATTACAAACTAAACAAACTCAACAATAATGGCACAAGTAGGAATAACAGGAAATGCAGCTTATAAAGACCAGATAGCGACTTCAGCAAGTGCAGCGACAACGGCAAACTTCAGTCTTACCGATAACATCTCAACATTTACTCATGTCGCTGTGCAAGTGGTATGGAGTGGATTAGATGCTACCGATGGCGTTATTAAAACACAATGGAGTATTGATGGCACGAACTGGGAAGACTCACAAAGTTATACTTTAGGAACGGCATCAGGGAGTGAGATACTAAGTGATGATGGCTTTACGGCACATATGTTCAGGGTAAGCTATAATAAAGGAACGAATACGGCTGGAACACTAAACGTTTTCGCAAACGCTAAAGACTAATGGCTGAGGGTAAATTCATGACGGCAGGGCAAGTGAGGTCAGAGGTAATACCTAATGAAGACTTCGATGAGGCATTAATTAACAATAAGATATTAATGGTTCAAAGGAAGTATCTTAGGGATTTACTCCATGAGGACTTTTATATAGAGTTATATACCCAGAATGATGCATCGCCAAGCACCCTGACGAGTGATAACACTACATTAATGGATGATTACATCAAGCCCATGTTAGCGCATTATGTCGTTTATGAGTGTTTCCCTATCATTAGAAACAACATCACAAGTTCAGGCATAGTAACCCTTGACCAAGAATTTACGAACCCATCAAGCAGGGAGGACTATGCATCATTGAGGAATCAGATATTAGCCCATGCCGATGATCTGAGGGCAGAATTGATTCATTATATCAAAAAACAACAAGAAGATGATAGTAGCAAATATCCTCTTTATGATAGGAAAGACAACTATCAGGCTAAATATGGATTTATAACTTATTGAATTATGACATTGGAAGATATAACATATGGAGTAGGCGTGGCTGGTGCGACAACGGTAGAGGTTTTGGAATATGTAGACATCTCAGTTTTGAATAGTTATATATATATGGCGGTATTGGTGGTTACATTAATGATAGGACTTAAGAAATTAATTAAAAAAGATAAAAAAGAATAGTTATGGCAATTACCATTAAAAATTTACATAAGGATTTACCTGAAGATCAGCTGCACGAAGCTAAGGGCTTCACAACGGCATCGAACAACTCTTATCTCAAGAAGAACAATGATGGCGAGAGTGAATGGTCGCAATCGATACATTTATCAAAATCAGCTTTGTCGCAAGACCCTACCCCGTTAGAGATGTTAAAACTTGAAGTTACTGATGATGGTGTTGATATGGCTGCTGGTCATGGCCCTGCAATTACCTTTTATGTCGGTGAAACAGGTGGTAGTGATTGGGGTGGTACGATAGGGGTTGTTAGAGAAATAGAAAGTGATGCTGATTCTGCTTCGGCAATGGTATTCCATACTGCTATTGATGATACTTATCCAGCAGAGAGAATGCGAATCTCTAGTGTTGGAGATGTCACGATAACAGGAGGACTAACATTAGGAACTGATTTAAGTGTTGCCAATGGTGGCACGGGAGCAAGCACCTTTACTGATGGCGGTGTTTTACTTGGAAGTGGAACAGGATCAGTAACAGCGATGGCAGCACTTGCTGATGGTGAGATGATTGTCGGTGATGGTAGTACAGACCCCGTTGCTGAAAGTGGTTCAACATTAAGAACGAGTATCGGGGTTAGCAGGGCAGAGAGTTTCGTACTATCAGCATCTGATGAAACTACAGCCTTAACAACGGGAACGGCAAAGATGACTTTTAGGATGCCTTATGCTTTCACTATTACCGATGCGAGGGCAAGCGTAACGACTGCACCTGTGGGGAGTGTACTTACTGTTGATATCAACGATGGTGGTACAACAATCTTGAGTACTAAAATTACTATCGATGCAGGCGAGAAGACAAGCACTACGGCAGCTACGGCAAAAGTTATTAGCGATACGGCACTAGCCGATGATGCTGAGGTTACTGTTGACATTGATGCTATAGGAAGTTCTACGGCAGGGGCAGGTCTTAAAGTTACATTAATAGGATATCAAACTACACCAGCATAATGGGAATTATAATTAATCCATATCAGGTACAGGCAGCAGTAAGTGCTTTTGACAATACTAAATCTGTTAATTTTGATGGGGTTAATGATTATGTGAATTTAGGAGGTAATCCAATTGATTTAACAAATGATTTCTCTGTCAATGTTTGGATAAATAAAGTTGATAATTCAGGAGGCGATGATGATAGAATTTATGCACAAATTGAAGATGCTGATAATCATTTTCAATTAATAACAGATAACGCCACGCAGAAGTTTGCCGTACTTTTTGAGGTTAATAATGTTGTTAAAATCAATCAATTAACTTATGGAGCAATTACTTTTGATGCTTGGACTTGTTTAAGTTTTACGTGGGATGGCACTAACGGAAAATTTTATAAAAATGGAGCAGAAATTACTACAGATGGTAGTACATCCATTGGTGCAGGAAGCACTTTTCAAACTAATATTGGACGAAGACCTGATGGTCATAGTTCTACCTATTATCAAGGTTTAATTGATGAAGTTTCAATATACGGTTCTGCCCTTACATCAGGTAACATAACGACAATTTACAATGGAGGTGTTCCTGCCGACTTAACAGACCTCTCTCCAACGGCATGGTGGCGCATGGGCGATGGAGATACATTCCCAATGCTTGACAACGAACAGGCATATAGCAATAGAAGTGTAGACTTTGATGGTGTTAATGATTATGTGGATTTGGGAGATAACAATGATTTTTCTTTTGGCGATGGCTCTACTGATAGTGCATTTAGCATAAGTGCATGGATTTATAGAGATGGAACAACAAATGATGGCATAGTAGCAAAAGACGCATCAAGTAATCGAGAATGGGCATTTTACATTTATAGTGGCACTTTGAGAATGGTATTGTTTGATAATTCTAGTGGTGGTTATATAGGAAGAAGATATGGCACTACAATTACAAATGGAGAATGGCATCATGTAGCTGCAACTTATGATGGTGGAGGTGCTGCAAGTGATATAAAATTATATTTAAACGGCACACAAGTAGACAATCAAGGCAATAGCAGTGGCTCTTATACTGCAATGGAGAATAAAGGAGCAGAAGTAAGAATTGGAAGCAAAGAAAGTGACCCTTTATATTTTGATGGCAACATTGACGAAGTAGCTATTTTTGGTTCAGAACTAAGTTCAGGCAATGTAACAACGATTTACAATTCAGGTACACCTAATGACATTTCAGCACTTTCGCCTTTAGGGTGGTGGAAGATGGGAGATGGTGATACTTTTGCTACTCTTACTGATAATGGGTCAGGCTCAAATGATGGCACGATGACAAATATGGCTTCAGACGATATCACAGGAGCGCAAACCACAGGAATAATGACAAACATGGTATCAGGCGATATTGAAGAAGATGTACCAAGCTAAAAATTAAATTATGAACAATTACACATATACAATTATAGACATCGCAGACCTTGATAATGTAAACTTCTCTGAGGTTCACGAAACAAGCGCAGAAACAATAAGAAAGAGTATTAATGGCACTAAGTTCGTTATGGAGTATAGCGAAACACCATCTTTCGTTACTGATGGCACGATAACGCCACTAGCAACCTTGAATCATAGTGAGGCTCTGGAGTTGATGGCAACAGATGAATGGACAAGCTCTGACCCATTAGCGTAATGTCAGGCGAAGAAATACGGAAGATAGCCAGAAAGTATCATAATCCCAAAGACAGGATTAATGAGAGGTGGCATCCCGTATATCAGGATGAATGTAAAAAGATAGCACGCAAGGCTCTTGAGAAAAGAATAATGGAGAAATATGTATCTAGAAAAATTAATACAGAAACTAAAAGAAGCACCCTGCATGACGGCTAAAGATAAAAAGAACGTGGCTATCAATATCGCCATATGTGAGATGCAGATAAAGATCAGGGATGAAAGAGCTAAAAATTGATATTCAATACATTGCTACCTTTGGCATCTTTGTAAGCACATTGGTAGGCTTCTATTACACAACCAGCTACAGACTTGATGAGTTAGAGAAAAAGGTTACTACCTTAGAATCCAATAGCGAGGCGGTGATCAGGCTTGAGGAACGACTAAAGAACGTACAACAAAAGACCGATGAGATATATAGGCATATTATTTCTTCTGATTAGTTGTGGCAGCCATCAAGCTGATGAGCCTGTTGTTGAAAAAGATACTGTCATTATTCACGACTATTTGAGGGGTAGTGATACTTTAATAATTGATACTTCAAAGAAATGCCAAAAACAGATTATTCATGAGCAGATGGAAAGGGTGTCAAAGCTTAATAGAAAACTTGAAAGGATCAAAAAAAGACTTGAAAGAACCAAACGTAATAGCAGCTATTAGAAAGAAAGGGCATGATGTCTTTGAGGGTGATAGTAAACCTTTCAACCTTAACATCGTAGCGGTCAGAAGTAATGACCCAAAGGTGAATGTCTTCAATGATCATATGCACCTGTGCTGGAAGTATCGAGGGCAATGGAATGACTTTAATTTTCCTATCACCTGCGACTCAGGATTGTATTGGTTAAATAATCCTCTTTCTAAATTAGGCACTGCCATCGTTAAGGAGGGTCAGTATAAAGGACTTTGGAAGACAGGATTACATAGAGGTAAATACTTTGCTCTAGTACAAAAGAATCCTGTTACTGTTATAAGAGATTACAACAAGGATGATGTCTTAGACTATGAATCAGGCGTTGAGGAATCTGGGCAATTTGGCATAAATCACCATCGGGGGAATGCCTCAAGAGAAAGTTTTAAGGTGGGCAAGTGGTCAGCAGGCTGCCTTGTCAACCCTCACCCTAGAATCTTTGAGATAGAGATGGAGATATTCAGGGAAGCAGCAAAGATATGGGGTGACTCATTTACATTAACACTAATAAAAGAAAGTGACTTATGAAAAAGAAGATATTAAAGAAAGCCTTATTAATAGGTAAATCGGTAATTTTTGGCGTAGCCGATAATGTGCCTGTTCTTAATAGTATAAAGGCTAATATAGAATCAGAAGCAAATGGCAAAGGGAATATAGATTGGCTGAGAATGATGACCGCAGTGGCCACTCTTGGCCTTATCGCAGCTTTCCTTATGGGTAAGATTACAATGGATGAAGTGGAACAGCTTCTCGACCTTATCTAAACTCTTTTGGGGGATAGTAATAATTTGGCTAGTGATGATATGCCTCAAGGTTTTGATATAAGCAGGCAGAGTTTAAATGTCATAAATGTCAATATGGAATATAAGAAAGGCTGGGAGCAGTTATTTCTATTATGTTCTGATGTTCATTTCGATAATCCTGATTGTGATAGAAAGCTATTCAAGAAACATTTAGACAAAGCGGTACAGGAGGGCGCAGGCATACTTATTAATGGCGATTTTTTCTGTTTGATGGAGGGTAGGTCTGATCCACGTAGTGCTAAGAAGATACGTAAAGAACATCTAGGTGCTAATTGGTTAGACAATATCATCGAAGATGCTGCTGACTTCCTTGCCCCTTATGCTGCTAACCTAATTATGATAGGGGTCGGCAACCATGAGAGTGCTATCCTGAAGCGGTCAGAAACAAACGTCATTGAGAGGCTTTGCGCCTTACTTAAATATAAGACAGGGCAGCCCGTTTATAATGGTCAGTATTCAGGTTTTATAAGGTTCATGTTCAAGTTTAAAACTGTAGGTGGCTTCTATGGTGGTAGGATGAGTAAGATACTTCACTATCATCATGGCTGGGGTGGTAGCAGTAATATGACTAAGGGTGTTAATAAACATATTCAGAGGTTAAGCTTCGTTCCCGATGCCGACTTTCATTGGATGGGTCACACTCATCAGGAATATGTTATCAACCATCAGAGGTTGAGATTAACCCAGAAAGGCAAGATATATCAGGATGAATGTTTGATCATTAATACGAGTACTTACAAAGATGAATTTAAGGGTGGAGCAATGGGCTGGGCAAATGAAAAGGGTATTTCACCCAAAAGAAAGGGTGGATTATTCTTGAGGTTTTACTATGATCAGACTGACAGTCAAGACCGCAAGCCAATAAAGGCAGAGGTGTTCAGAGTGAAGTAATGGGGTAATAACCTCAATTTTATAGCTTCAATTCCCCATGTTTTAATGAAATAATTTATGTACATGGCAAGGACATATGAGATATTTATGTACATATCAGGCTTAAAAAACCTTTATGGTAAAGTGGGGTAAAGG